TGTATCTGCTACAGCAATCGACTGTGGTGATGGTTCTGATTTAAGTACAGCAGATAGTGATTAAGGATAGGGGGAGCAATCCCCCTACTCTAATATGGCAGTAGTCAGTACCAAATCAGATACAGCAATAGACATTTGCAATAGAGGTTTAATCTTTATTGGAGCAGAACCAATTACATCTTTTGATGATGGAACAACAGAAGCAAGGGTTGCAGCTAATGTATATGAAGATGTAATACAAACATCTCTTACTAATGCTCGATGGAGATTTGCAACTAATCAAGAAGAACTAAATAGAAGAACAGATGCACCAACTGCACGATTTGATTTAGCATATCAACAACCAAATGATACGCTAATTATTCATGCAGTAACAGTTAATGATAATCCTATAGAGTATCAAATATATGGTGATATGATTTATGCAGATACTACTACAACAGATACAGTAGTTGCAGATTATACATTTAGACAAGAAGAACAATTTTTTCCAAGTTATTTTATAATGGCAGTTGCATATAGTTTGGCTCAGATATTTGCAACATCTATAGCAAGAGATGGTTCTCTTACACAAACAATGGCTACTCTTGCTGATAGGGCTATGCTAAAAGCAAGAAGTGTAGATTCACAACAGCAGACAACAAGGAAACTAATTACTGGAAGGTTTGTTCAGAATAGGAGATAACCATGAGAAAGTTGAGAGTACCTTTATCAAACTTTCAGTTTGGTGAAATAAGTCCTTCTCTAATTTCAAGAACAGACTCAAAAGTATATTCTAACTCAGCACAAAAAGTAGAGAACTTTTTTATACGAGCAGAGGGTGGTGTAATTAAAAGGTCTGGTCTTAGCAATATCTATGAGTTTGATACGACTGTTGACACCTCTAAAGTTCAGCAACATAGAATTGTACCATTTATATTTTCTGATGATGAACGATATATAATATCTCTTGAGAATTTAAAGATAAGAGTATTTAGAGTTGATACATCTTTTAATGTCACTCTTGCAGCAACAGTTACACAAGATACAAGTAATGCAGCTCTACCATTTACGCATGATAATATACATGAAGTAACTTATGCACAATCAGGTGACACAATGTTTATTGCTCACCAAACATTTATGGTGCGAAAACTTGTTAGAACTGGTCTTACTTCTTTCCAAGTTGAGACATATACTTTTGACCAGAACTCAGCAAACACAATAGTACATCAACCATACTTTAGTTTTCAAACCCCAGGCATGACATTAGACCCAAGTGCCACAAGTGGTAGTGGTGTTACCTTCACTACGAGTGCAGCATATTGGGATACAACTGGGTCACAACAAGGTGGTAACTATCCTGATTCAAAACACATAGGAATAAATTTTAGATATAATGATGCAGAGTTTCAGATTACTTCTGTGCAATCAGCAACGCAAGCAACTGGTACAGTATTTGGCAATCTTAAAAGAAGATTAAAAGTAGACTCATTCAGAACAAATGAAGGTGTTGGAACTGTAAGAGTTACCTTGTTAAATCATGGACTATCTGCAAGTGATGCATTTACAATTGCTGATGCGTCTGCTGTTGGTGGTATTGCAAGGTCAAACCTAAATGGAGCAAGAACAGTAGCAGAAGTTATAGATGATAATACTTTTACATTTACTGCTGGAGCAAATGCAACGTCAGCAACTGCTGGTGGTGGGACGCCAACATTAGAAACTCATGCACCAGTTACAGAGTGGGCTGAACAATCTTATTCTGCACTTCGAGGATTCCCATCAGCAGTAGCCTTTCACCAAAATAGATTATGGTATGGTGGCACTATTGGACAGCCAGATGGATTGTGGGCTAGTAAGACTGCAACATATTTTAACTTTGATGTAGGTGATGCAGAAGATGATGATGCTATTGATATCACAACTAGCATTGGAGAAGTGAATACAATACGACACATTATATCAAACAAAGACCTTCATGTATTTACATCAACAGATGAGTTTATTGTACCAGCACTACAAGGACAAGTTACAACACCAACCAATGCATCTATAGAAAGACAGACTTCTTTTGGTTCTTCTTTTCTTCGACCTTATATATATGATGGAGCAACAGTATTTGTAGATTCATCTGGTGCGATGGTACGAGAGTTTATCTTTGCTGATGCTGTGAAAGGGTATACCGGTCAACCTATCTCTACATTATCGAGCCATTTAATTAACACACCGATACAGATGAGTATGCTATCAGGTGCTATTGGCAGAGCAGAAAATTATTTGTTTATTGTTGATGCTGATGGTACTCTTGCTGTGTTTAATTCTAATAGAGTGGAGCAAAGAGCTGGCTGGACACAATTTACATCTCAAGGTAGTTTCCATTCATGCTGTGTGATTGATACCCATGTTTATGCAGTTGTTAAATTCGATAAAGGTGACGGCACTAACAAATATTTTCTTTGTGAGTTTAGCAATGTTTTTAATACTGATTTGGCTAAAACTTATTCTGGTACTAATGGGGTCTTCAGCGTTAGTTCCGATTTCGCAAACGGAGCTGTGGTTGATGTGGTCAATGGGACTTTTTATCTTGGGAGTTTTACTGTGTCTGGTGGTAACGTGGACGTATCGTCAGTAGACTCTTCTATATCTTCAGCGGAAATAGGTTTCAAGTTTGATGTTACTCTTAAAACAAATCCAATAGATGCACAAGTTGCAGATGGACCTTTGACTGGACAACCAAGAACAGTACAAAGAGTTGTTCTTGATTTGAACAATACTCTTTCCGTTACTGTAAATAATACTAACTTAATTATACGTCAGGTAACTGATGATATGAGCCAGCCGAGAAATGCAGTTACTGGTAAGAAAGAGTTTAGATTGTTAGGGTTTGGAACAGACCCACAAGTAACTATTACACAGAATGCACCATTGGCATTACAAATTAATTCAATAGTAGCGGAGATAGCGTTCTAATGGCATTACCATTTTTACAAATATTAGGAGCTGTTGGTTCTGTAATGTCTGTTGCATCAACAGTTGCAGCTGGAGATGCAGCAAGACAACAAGCAGAATCAAAAGCAAGAGAAGCAGAACAAGATAGAGAAAGAAATAAAATTAAGTTTGCACAAATGCATAATGACAGAATTGATAATTTCTTTACAGACAGAGCAATAAATAATGCTCAATTGTTTGGTGGACTTGGTAGAGATAAAGGCACTGATAGAAGTTTGAAAGCGTTTAGAAGAAAACAAGAAGAGACTGTTGGTAAAGATATTACAAGAATGGATAGACAGGCATTATTTACAGATGATAAGTCAAGAAGACAGGCTGAACAATTTAGAATAGAAGGTAGAGCAAAACAAAGAGCTTATTATCTTCGAGCAGTATCGCAAGGCATTCAATCTTTCTACAACCTTAATAAGACAAGTGTGTAATGGTAAAGTTAAAAAGACAAACAATAACATTTAGAAATCAACCAATCGGATTGATACAGAGGTCTAATGCTGTGGAGCAATCCTTTGTAAGTACAGCAGAAAGTATTAATTCATTAAACAAAATTGTATTTGATGAACTAGCAGCAGATGCAAAAAAGACTGGTGAAGAAAGAGCAAGGTCAGCACCTATTGAGCAGTTCACTACACTTGGTCCTGATGGAAACTTCAAAGCATACTCAACAGAAGAATTTAAAAGTATGGGTTCAATAGGACAGGAAGCCTATGAAGCGTTAGCTGAAAAGCGTTATATGAAAAGTGTTGAGAATGATATTAAGTTACGCAGTAAAGAACTACGAGCAAAATACAATACAGTTAATGGTGGTGACCAAGCATTTAATAATGCTATGTCTGACTATGTAGACAAGATAGTAGATAATAGTCCTGATGAATTTAAGAATATTATCTCTGATGCTGGTAAAGAGATAGTTCGTGAGCATGTTGCTGACTTAACTCTTATTAAAGTAAAGAGTCAACAAGCAAGAAATGAAACAATGATAAATGAAGATGTTGCTGAGTATATTTATAATATGGACAAAGCACTAGAAACTGGAAATGCAAATTTAATTGCAGCCACTTTGAATACTGGTGATGCAATACTAAAAAGTGCTGAGTTGCATGAAGATACTTCAATTGAAGCAAGAAGTAAAAACTATGCAGAGAAAATAAGAAGAACAATGGAAGCTGTTGGTATGAAGCAAAGTATAAAATCTTTGTTTGATAAAGAGCTGAGTGCAGAAGAAGTACCAGCCTTGCAAGTTTATTTATCTACTGGATTTGCAGATACTGTCTTAAAAAATAATGAAGATTTATTTGAAGCTGCAAAAACAGTTAGAGATAATACAGATTATTATGAGGTAGGTTTTGTTGAAAAGTTTTCAAAACAATTAGCAACAGCAAAAAGTTCTATTCTTTCTAAGTCTGCAACTGGAACTTCTAAAACAAAAAATGCAGAAAAACAATTAGCTAAAAGTAAAATAAGTATTGTATTTGATAAATTTAACAATGCATCAGATACAAGTGTTCAAAGTTATAGAAAAACATTAGAAGAAATAGTTAATATAGCAAAAGAAGCTGGACCAAATATTATTGATTCAGAAGCTGTAAAAGAGACATACAAAGAAAAACTAAAAGTTGCGGTTACACAAGATTTAATAGAAGAAATAAGACAAATGCCTTTGAGTGCAAGAGAACGAAAGGCTGTTATTAAGTACATTACACAAGGTGGTAATGCATTAGATAGAGTAGTTACATACGATGGTGTTGACTTTGAAGACTCTATTCCTCCAGAACTCAAAAAACGAATTGAAGAAATAAAGATAGATTTAGAAGACCAATCATTTTTAGGTTTTAATCAAAAAGGTAAGTTGCTCGAGCAGATACATCAGCAACAAAGAAATGACCAGCAAGATGAATTGTTATTACTCAATGCAGAAGTAAAAGATGACGATGAAAAAAATAGAGCAGAAAGATTACAAGCTGGTAGAAAATTACTACTTGAAAGACGCAATCTTATTACTGAAATAGATAGAGTGTCAAAAGATACAACAGTAGCACAAACTGATATTGATGCTCTTGTTGAAAAGAAAAAAGAATTAGTTAATAGAATCAATACTGAGGTTGAGAAAAAAAACAGTCGTATAACACTTACAAATGCAGAAGCAATAGAGAATGAATTAAACCTTGCAATAACAAATGCTGCTCAAAATGTTTTATATACTATGGCAAGAGATAGTTTAGAAGATGATGTTAAACTGCTCGTATTTGAAAACAATCAATACAAAGTAAATCCAAAGATAGGTAAAACTATAAGTGCTATTGTTGATTATTTCGATAATCCACAAAACAAAGAAGGTGTCCCACAAAATATAATTGACTATAGAAGAAAGGTTTTAGATAGTCCTGATTATTTTATTGATAATGCAGATACACGATTATCTACAATGCTTAAGAATTTGCAAAGTGAGATAACTGCTCAAGCAAATGCATACAAAGACATTGCAGAGCAAATGGATTTACAAGCAGCAATAAGAGATAGGAATGTAGCATCAAGTGAAAAGACATCAAATGTAGTTAATGATATGTTACATGATGTTCTTGAAAGAGAGATGCCAGAGTTATCTGACTCAAGTAAATCAAAAGCACAAAATCTAGAAGATTATATTCTTAGTAAATCGTCACTTGAGATAGGAGCAAAGCCAACACATCACATGTATAAACATATTGGTGATGGTTATTTGCCACAATCTTTTATAAGAGTCTTGAATAAAGCATCAAGTTTGAATAATGAACAGCTTGGTGTTCTTATAACACATATAGTAAGAATGCAACATGGTCACATTCCTGGCACTAAATTCAAAGGAAGTTTCTTTGGATATAGAGGAGCAAGACTTGAAGGTGGTGATTATAAATTTAAAGAAGTAAATGATACGATAAATAAATTATTATCAGTTCATCAGATATCTAAACTCACTGGTACATCAAGAACAACAAGAAGTGTAAGTGCTGACTTAGATAGAATGGAAACACCTTATCCAGTTGATGTTGAGATAACAACAAGTGAACCTTTAGTAGAAATATATCAAAGAATGAATCAACAAAGCAGAGAAGATATAAATAACGATTTTGAAGAAATACGAAAAGGTCTTGTTGCATATATGCCACCTTCCTTAAAATCAACAGATAGAACATATAAAAATACTGATGCTGTGATAGAAGCAATAATTACATCAACTGATGTATTCAAAGGTGGTAATATCCCTCAAGAAATAAAAGAACTTACCGACTATATGTTTAGAGGATTTAAGTTAGGCGGCAGCAACTTAACAGTAGATGCATTTTATGAAGAATATAAAACTTTCTTAGAAGATTTTGTTGCACAAGAATATATAGAAACAAAAGGTAATATATTAGATTTTACAAATAATGGTCCAAAAGAATTTACAAAAACACGCTATGCATTAGAAAGATACTTTAACTCACCACAAAAGTATTATGCAGCAATACAATATATAAATGATTTACTGCCTGATAATGTGGTATTTGACCCTGAGACTGTAGTAGATGAACAGTTTACAGAGGGATATAATTCTGTTGATGCTGTTGGTGCTGGTTATGCAAAAGCATACAGAGCTGGCAAAGCAAAAGAACAAGCTCTATCTGCACAGCAACTTATAAAAGATTTACCAGAAGATGGTGGTAGAGCAATACTTGTTGCTTATCCTACTGCAAGTAATGAAGAAGTTGTGTATCAAGCATTTCTAAGAAAGAATTTTAGATTGATACCAATAAATACAACAGATGAGAATGGTGATGAAGCTCCTGTTGTGTTTTCTGCTCGAAGCTTAAATAATGCATTGGTACAAGATGGTGTTGTTGATGAAATATTTGAAGATTTGATGAGAGAACACAGAGCAGAAAGAGAAAGAAAAATGAAAGAATATGAGCAACGTATAGATGGTCAAGACTAATTTTTTATTAGATATTGGATACTTCCCTACTGGATTAGCAGAAACACAAGAGTTTGTACCAAGTCAAAATATCTCACCTACATTTTGGGAAACAACACAAGCACAACTTGGCTTTAATTACGACAGTCAAATAGAAGCATTCAAAGAAGACCTTGAGTTTGATACAAAAGGCATTGCTCGACCAGCAGCATATCTATTTGGATTAGCTGGTACAGTTCCACCAATGTTAGGACAGCCAGAAGATTTTGACCAGTTCAAAGTTTTGGAAGATATAAAGAATGCACCACCAGTTCCATTTGACCCAGATTTCAATCCATTCGACCAAGAGTTGATTGCTGGATATGAGGAACATGCAGATTACTTTGCAGATGCAAAAAACTTAGAGCATTTTAATTTTAAGAAAAGAGTTATTGATGAAAATATAAAACGTAGAGAGGTAATTAGATTATCTGGATTCTTTCAAAACTTAGGTGCAGCATTCTTTGACCCAATCAATTTTATAGCATTACCTTTTGGTGGTCCAACTGTTGGCATGGCAAGGTCAGCAGTTCGAGTAGGTGCTGGTACTGGTGTAATAGTTGCTGCTCAAGAAGCAACAAGATATCCATTTGACCCATTAGCAACACCTGGAGAGGTAGCAACAAGTGTTGCTGCTGCAAGTGTTTTTGGTGGTATACTTGGTGGTTTTATTGGTATGCCAAGAACTTTACAAGCTAGAAAAGTTAGGCAAACAAGCGACAAGTTTATTAAAGCAGCTCAGAAAAATAATGAGGATGTAGATTTTGCTACTCATGCTATGGCAAAGGCACAGGTTGATAACTCAGGACCAAGACCATTAGGTGATGTATTAGCACCTTATAACAAAGCACAAGTAAATGATGTATTAGCAGAAGCATCAGAGTTATCTGCTGGTATAAGAATGCGTAAAGATTTACTAAGAGGTAATAAGTTTGCTTTGGAAAGATTAGCAAGGGATGCTGGTGATACTGTAAAAGATTTTACTGCAAGACTCAAAGA